TTTCTTTAATACTACCCATATCTGAATAGGAAGCATTCATACCTGACATATTACCAGTATATCTGTCAGTGTGCATAACTTCGTCATATCCTGACCTTTCTAAGATCTTTCCTTTAATCTCTAATTGCTTCTTTTCTTTTTGAATCCTACGCAAAAAAGCATAGTAAATGATTTGAGTAAAGTAAGCAAATGGATTTTTAGATTTTTCTGGATTAAAATTATCAATGTACTGAAGGCAGTTTTCAATGCCATCACAGATCATGTCCTCACGAAACATGTAGTTGACAAAGTTTGGTTTATAAGATAAGTGTGTTGCGATCTTTAGAAAGCAACTGCCAAGATAGTTTGTAACTCTTGGGCGGGGTTTGTCTGCTTCTTTTGCAGCAAAAACTTTCTCACGATAGTCTGTTATCGCAGCTAGGAATTCTTTATTGTTTACATAATATTCTGTCTTTTTTCTTGTCATTACTGCGTTGAATGATGTCTTTAGTATAGCAAACTATATTACTTTTGTAAAGGGGACTTGACAAAAGTTACAAACCTCAGTACAATTAACCTTGTAGAGGTTCAGAAGGAATATACTAGCTTTTTTTAAATATATTTTCTAACGATTTTTTCATGTCTGTTACGGATCCTAAGTAACCAGATCCTCTTGGTAACTTACCTCCTTTACCATTTAGAGCTTTTCCATTCTCCATCCTCAATAGAGTTTCTTTATAAAAATCTACAATAGGACCTTCTATCTCACTTATTGTGATTATGTGATTTCTGTTTAGTATAAACATCTTGTCAAACGTCGCGCAGACCCATTCTCTAAAAGAAAATCCAGATATCTCTAATGCTCCTTTTCTTTGCTTGGCTGAATCTACTTGCAGAGGATTTTCTAGCATGACTTTATCTTCATCCTCTAGGTAAACTACTTTAGAGACTATCTCCTCTCCAGTAATTAATTTTACAGTAGCGAAAAATTCTTCTCCCATATTTAACTTGCTCTAAGGTTTACTTTAATAACTTCATACTTAAAATTTTCGTCATTATAAATGTTAACTCTTTCATTCAAATGTTTTAAGGTATAATTTTGACCGCCGATGTCATCGGCAATATCGTATAAGGTTGCTATATCCTTACCTTCTCCTTTCCTGAGAACCCTACCAATAGATTGCAGGTTTCTAATTCTGGATTTTGATGGCGAGGCGAACACGATGTTGTGAAGACGTTTAATGTTAATTCCAGTTGAGAAGGTGCCGTAAGAGGCAACGATAATTGCATTGGATTCTGTTTCTGTAATCTGACGAACTTCTTCTCTATCTTCTACATCAGTTCCACCGTGAACAAAAAATAGTTTTCGCTCAGGGTCTATAGTGCTATTTATCAATTCGTAAAGTGGCTCTCCGTGCTTCTCTACATAGTTGAAGAGGACAAGAGTATTTCCTTCTAGGTCATTAACTAAATTTTTGATAAGGTTATTTCTACCTTTATGCTCTACGAGATATTCCATCTCGTCATGATATGATTCAAAATGTTGTGGAGCATGTTTACAAAGTAGAACTTTTATCCTAAACTTAGAAAGGTAACCATCTTTAATAAGATCATCTGTTTTTGTTACTTGTTCACACTCACCAAAGAGTCCTTCAAGCACCCACTTATGAGTCTTAGATCCATCTAGTGTACCAGTAAAACCAAATCTATACTTAGCATTATGCAACTTAGTCATAATGCCAGTCAAAGATTTACTCTTGAATAGATGTGCTTCATCACCAATGACACAATCTATGTCATCAAAATATCTCTTGGGAAATTTGTAGATAGATTGCCAAGTAGATATTATAATATTCTTATCAGTAACCTTATCCTTACCACTGTAAATCTTATGAATAAAGTCATCAGCGTTCCACCCGTAAGAAACAAAATCATTGACCATCTGCTCAACGAGGGATGTAGTTGGGACGACTATAAGTATCTTCTTTGCGGTGGCAGCATAGTATCTGACTATGGCGTAGATCATCAGGGATTTTCCAGACCCCGTAGGAGAAAGTAAAAGTTTTCTATTATATTTGATAGCCTCGTAGACTGCTTTGTATTGGTAGTCACGAGGTTTTATATTGGAAATTTTATCCATGAAGTGTTTAACACCTGCAGGAGATACAAATTTATTATCATCTTCTATATCTCCGTACCAATCATTCTTTTCATACTCTACAATATATTGCTTCTCATCTGCCCATGTCTGTACATGTTTCATTAGACCATGATACAAGTCTCCTGTAGCAGGAGAGTAAAGACGTATAGTTCCATCCCAGTATTTGTATCTGGGATTTCTTTTTAAAAACTTAGCTTCTGGTACTTCAAAGGTAAAGTAGTCTGCTAGTTCTCTATGGACGTATTCCTCATCAGAATGAATAGTTATATAAACTTCATTCTTTTTCTTTACTGTTAGATGTGTCATTACTGTCCATTAACAAATTTCTCCCACTCAATGGCACTCTTGATTTGAAATCCTCTATTAGATATTTGCTTCATAACCTGATCTAAAAAATATAACATCTGTTCTAGATACTTGATCTTTGCTTCTAGGTTGATGATCTCATCATCAGACTCTATGTAGACCTTCATCTTTTCAGTTGTTTTTATATGAGATCCAAATGGTTTAGCAGCATACGTCTTAGCATCCGCCTCACCAGAATAGTACTCACGTTTTTCTTTTACTAATTTACGAATTTCAAACTCTAAAGAAGTTTTTATTTGAGATGTGTCAGTGTAATGGTTTAAGTATTTATTGTGTTGGAAAGGGATGTCTAATGCAAGCTGTCCCAGATCAGCACTGTATTGTTTATTTTTGAATTGAAAGTCAACTGCGGAGTCTTCCGCCCAGTCTTTTCTTAATTTTTCAAATTTATTACGAAGCGAATCAAAATTCATAAAGGTCGCATAGATTTATCACGAATAAAAAACTGCTGGTGTTTGAATGTAACCTCTGCAGTTATATACTCTACATCACTTATTGTAGCATCAAATTGCAAATTTGTCAGTGATACAGGGAATAAATCTCTAAACTCTACAACAAATGCAGGGTTATATTGACTAGTAACTATGTGTAGTTGTCCGTCTGTATAGATATCTTTTTCTGGTGTGCTTCTTGCCATCTGATCTGCGTTGCCATTATCACGCATCCAACTATGAATAGAGTAATAGTTTTTAAGATCTTCATCTACAATAAAACGTACAGTAAAGTCTCCAAAGCTAACACCACCGCCAGGTATAATAGGCAAACTTCTGAAAGGACTTGATACATCAATACTAGGCATATTAATGTCAGGAACGTTTGCTCCTTGACAAAAGAAATCTACCCCTTCAAACTTTTCCAGTTTAAGGAGATATCCAATTGGATTTAAGAAGTTCCTATTACTAGGTTGTTCTTTATACCACTCTGCTCCGCCTACAGGCATGTCTATATTCTGACTACTCTAGTATTTATGGGTTGTTAGGATCTATTCCTAAACTAACAAGATACTCTTCCCACCATGTAACCTTTTGCCTTTTCCATAATGGCACAGGCAATCCTCTTTCTGTATAATATTTTTCTATAACCGCATCTATAGTTTCTGCAATTTTCAATCGGTTAATCCTCTTCTGTAGAACGTCCATTCGCATGAATAATTTCTTCCAGTTGTTTACGAATAATCTTAGCACGTTTTTTGTCACGTATTTCATTCTTATATCCATATCTTCCAGTTAGTATAGCATAACTTTGAAACATCAAAGACAATACTGAAATTAATATGACCAGTAGTAATATTTTATCAGCTGGTGTCACATCTGTCTCAAAACTTCGTCTTTTAATTTATCTACAACCTCCTGCACAATACTTACATCAATACCTAAAAACGGAGGAATTAGTCCTAGTGTTCTAAACAGACCATCAGCAAACAGTGCCATAAACACAAATCCCAACACCATACTAATTTGACCAGCGTTTCTATTATGCTGATTGATAGCAAATTCTATCATCTCTTCACATTCTTCTCTTGTAAATGTTTCTTGCTCTTTTTGTAGGTATGGTTTCCTATACGCACTCTTCACAGCAGGACTTGTGACACGTTTAGGTTTTAAGTAATCACTTACTGGTGATTCCTTTAAGACTTCTGATAACATGTAGAATTTCCTCTTAGATGTTGTTTTAATAATTTTCATCTTCATCCTCTTCATCATCCCAGACAATGTAAGGACCATGCTGCATTCGTTTTAATTTTTCTGTTTCTGAACTGAACTTCATGGTTTCAG